ATTCAGTGTTGAATGGTTATTGGACGGTCAAACCATCCAAGACAAAGGTGCAACTCGACAAAGAAGCGATCAGCAGGAAAGCAGAAGTGATGATGGAGAAGGTTGATGCTGCTGAAAAAATGTATGCTGCCGGCCAATATCAAGAAGCTCACGAAACTGCAGTCGAAATCAAGGAAAAGATTCGCAACATGAGAAGATGCGGCCTGACCGATGGAGGTGAGTTCTCGGCTGAGAATCTTGCGTTCAAGGTGCTAAGAAGAAATGGATACCTGGCAAAACTTTCTGAACTAAAGAACGATGCTTATGATTTAATGATGTCTCTGGATGGGGTTCGTTCATCGGCCATTAGGATAAGGATTGGATGAAACTCCTATTTGAAAACTGGCGGAAGTATTTGAAAGAGAGAAAAACAGATGTTCTTTATGAAAACATTACTGAATTTTTCTTAAAGTTCATTAGAGAACTGTCAAATTTTTATGATATTAAAGATTATAAGTGGGCCCTGGACCTGACTGATGAAGATGCTGGAGGCACGTTCGCTTACTTGTTTAAAACAAGACCAGAATCTGTGGATGAGGAATTGTTCGAAGAATATCAAGCGATGACGCAGGATGAGACCATTATGTCTGATTTTGAGACATTTAAGGAGGCATTAACAAGATTCGAGGTAATGGTTGTTTGGGATCTTCGAGGCGGCGATGCGGCCGCAGACATGAGCACCGGAGGCCGCATGCGGTTAAGTGCTCCCCATATTGGCTTAAAAGAACAACAGTTTGATGAGTTCACAACGAAACAGATACATGCACAGATTCAACAAGCGATTTCTGAAGTTTCAGAAATTCTTGATCACGAACTTACTCATTATTTGAATGCGATTAGGTCGGGACATAAACCATATAGAGCCCCTGGAGGACAAAAACAATTCAACCCAGACACTCAGGAATATATTGACTCCACTGAAGAAATACAAGCAAGGGTCATTGCAGCCATTAAATCGTTTAAGGATAGTGCTGTTTATAAAGATGGCGAATTTGTTGCAATGAGCCCTGAAGAATTTATGGAATGGTTCATCTACTTTTACGGCCCGGGCAGTTGGGAAAGAACTTCGCCCAAATTAAGACAGAGAATATACAAGAGAGCACTCGACACAGAGAACGGGATATTTGCTAATTTGAAGAGACAATGGAAAAGGCAGAACCCGACTCCCGTTTTGGAGAGACATAAATGAAACTTCTATTTGAAAACTGGAGAAAGTTCTTGAATGAAATATCCCTTGGGACACCAACCAAAGATGTTTCATACACGGCTTTCGTACTAGATGATAATTCAAAACTTTTAGAATATGTTCCAGAAGGATGGAAAACTCTCGCACACCATATGACAATTTTACCACCAGCAGAAATGAAGCGTCGTCTGCCTTCTCGTTGGCTGGATTATAACGGCTGTTTGAAAGTTGTTGGCCTTGCTCAAAATGATATGGTCGTGACCGCTCGTGTTGATTTGGGAGACTTGCCAATGCCAATGAAAATATTAGGCCTACCACACATTACCATAGCGACAAACCCAGAAACGGGCGGCGAACCGCAAATGTCAAACGAACTAGTGGAAGAAGATTTTCAACCAATTGGTTCTTTTGAAGTGTGTGGGAAAGTGCAAGAGATTTTTAGATGAAGCTTCTACTTGAAAATTGGTGGAAGTTCACAAGACTTCACGAAGCGATTGATCCAGCTACAATAGAGAAAATCCAATCTACTATTGAACAAGCCGGAGGAGAGAGTTATATAGTCGGCGGCGCTGTGAGAGACGAGTTGTTACCGGATACCCCTCCATCCAAAGATATTGACTTCTTGATAAGGAAGCTGCCACTAGATCAGATTGCGACTGCCCTGACTCCTTTGGGAAAAGTTAGCTTGGTAGGCAAATCTTTTGGTGTTATTACTGCTATAATTGATGGAGAAGAATTTGACTTTGCTATTCCAAGAATTGGCGAAGAAAAGACAGGAGAAAAGCACACAGATGTCGATGTCACGACAGATCCCAACGCCACAATAGAAGACGACTTAGGAAGAAGAGATTTTACAATCAACGCCCTTGCCAAAGATTCTGCCGGCAATATCATAGATGTGTTCGGAGGACAAAAAGATTTACAAAACAAAACCATTAGGGCCGTTGGTGATCCAAATGAAAGGTTCTCAGAAGATCCGCTGAGAATGATGAGAGCGCTTCAGTTTGCTGTTCGTTTTGACTTTGACATTGAATCCGCTGCGCTCGCAGCGATTAGAAACAATATCGATAAAATCGACACCGTTGCTGCTGAAAGGGTTTTTATGGAGTTCAATAAGGCCTGGACAAAGGGTTCTGTTAATAGTGACAAGCTTGTTTCACTTCTTGAGGAGACTGGCATTGGAAGAAGGTTGTTTGGTGATGATTTTGATCCACAAATAGTCAGGATCGAGGGAACTCCCGAGGACAAAATAAATGGAAACTTTGTTGCCTTCTTTCTAAACGGCGGTGATTTTAATTCTATGCGGCCAACAAACGCCATGATCAAGTACTTGGACATTTCCATAGCAGCTTCACGAGATGCCGGCGAGGTCTATGAATATGCCGTCGATCAGAAAGAAAAGATGCCATTGATTGCGAACGTTCTGAGACAACTTGGCTATTATCAGCAAGCAGAGAAAATAATGTCCGCTATTGATCTCCCATTAAAAGGATCTGAGTTGGAGATTGGTGGACAAGAACTTATGCAAATGGGCTTTAAGGGCAAAGAGATAGGGCGGGCAGAAAAAGATGTTTTGTCTGCCATTCACAGAGGTGAGCTTGGAAATACTTATGATGAGATAGTGGGGTATTTAAAATGAAATTGTTATTTGAAAACTGGAGAAAGTTTCTGAAGGAAGCAAACAACTTTACAGTTCTTTGTGAAAACCACAAGCAAGGTTTAATAACGGAAGAACAACTCTATAATAAATGGGAACAAATGGTTATATTTGAAGCCTCTCAGGTTTTAAATGAAGGTTTATTGGACATTCTCAGGGGAGGATACGAGAAGGGAAAAGAGTTATTTACGAAAGCAGTTGAGAAAGTAGCATCTTTTTTCAAAAAACTTGTATTCCAAGCCTTAAAAATGATGTTAACGGCAAACGTTCAATTGGATAAGATTGCTGGAGTGTTAAAGAGCATCATGCAAAAGGTTGCAAAGTTTTGTTCAGCCCACAAAACACTTTGTAAGATTATCACAACTATTTTAGTTATGTTGGCAGTGACGGCAGTAATGGCTGGTTTGGCTGGTGAAGTAGAAGCTGCTATTAGCACTGGGGGATACACCGGTGAAGAAACTACTTTAAATGATACTGGACTTGATGCGATCAAAGGGTTTTTGTCTGTTGCGCAAGATGAATTCCCATCTGAAATAGGAGGCTCCCGGGAGTCGCGAATGTTCGCTCAAGCAGTTGAGTGGTTGGAACACGCTCAAGGAATGGACGAACTTGTTGACTTGAAAAACTCATCAGAAGAAGGCGCTGACATAATTCGGTGGGCCTATGAATCCATAAATGAGATGATAGACAGTGGAGAGATGGGGCGGTCGGACCTCCGCGAGCTTGCTGAAATTGGCGAACGGATTAGTGTTGAATCTGGTCGATTTACACGAACAATTCTCGGCGCGCCTGATGAATTTTATGAAGGTCCAGTACAACTAGTTTCTCAACCAAGGTAGGATTATGATTAAAGAACACAAAGATCCACACTACATCGTCAAAGTCGAAAAAGCCATAGCAAAGAAGTATGGCGAAGAGGCAATTCAAAATCCAAAAAAAGATTGGAATGAAGAAAAAGAAAAAGAATATCAAGAACAAATTGAAGAGTTTTATAAAAAGCGAGACAAGATCAGATACAAATCCGAGAAAGTAGAAGTGAGTGGAGTTTTCATTCCCAAGAAACTACTTATTAAGGGAAAAGAACGAACTTGCCCGGTTTGTGAAACTTATTCGTTTAAAACACAGGATGATGTTTATATGAATAAATATAATTGTTGTTGTAAGTGCTATATACAGTATGTAGAAAACCGGGAAGAACGCTGGCGTTCTGGCTGGAGACCACAAGGAGAATAAAATGGCTACAACATTAGAGATTATCAGAGGAATATCGCAAGCTTTGACTTATGCGTATGACGGAGGGCACGACGCTCGCTATACGGATGACGGCGAAGCACATACCTTTGGCTTGAAGAGAGAAGAAGGAGATTCAATTCTTGATTCTCGTGTGATGGATGGCTTTAAGGTCAAGTTTTCAGGAAATTTGTTGTGTATCCACTATCATTCTGAAGTAAAGCTAAAAGACGTTCACGACAAGAACTTCGAATCAGATACAGAAAGCATGATTAACGATATCGCAAAGTTTCTTAAGAAAGAATACAAGAAAGTAACCGGCGATGCCCTGACTTTGACTGCTGAAGGAGAAATGGAAGCTATTGTTCAAAATACTTCCAGGGTTCGTTCTTGGGTTCAAGCTTATAAATGGTATAAGATTGGTGGAATTGGAGACGTTGAGCCTGTTGCTGAAGCAAGTGAAGAACGGCTGGAGAAGTCTTTTAAGAAGTGGTTGGAACTTGGCAAGAAGTCTCCCAAACCTAAAAACGTAACAAGAAAGAAAGACTAAATTTGGAAATGAATGAGTTATCAATTATCCAAAAAGGAATTAGTTCAAGAGATTGTAAAATCTGGGAAAGATCCAAACTATTTTATTAACAATTATGTTAGAATATCTCACCCTGTACGCGGTTTAATTCCCTTTAAAACATATGATTATCAAGAAGAGCTTTTAGAAAGTTTTAATGATCACAGATTTAATGTTATACTTAAGGCTCGTCAAATGGGCATTACGACAATAATGGCGGGTTATATTTCTTGGATGATGCTATTTCATCGAGATAAAAACATTCTCGTGATGGCAACCAAGTTTCAGACGGCTTCAACGCTGGTCAAAAAAGTGAAAGCGATTATTAAAGCATTGCCAAGCTGGATACGACTAACAAATATTTCAGTTGATAACAGGACATCTTTCGAATTGGGAAATGGATCTCAAATAAAAGCCGCTTCTACCGCGTTTGATGCCGGCCGTTCAGAAGCGTTATCTCTTCTCATTATTGATGAAGCTGCACACGTTGAAGGACTAGATGAATTGTGGACAGGTTTGTCACCAACCATTTCAACTGGTGGTCGTTGTATTGTAGCTTCCACACCAAACGGTGTTGGAAACTGGTTCCATCAGACATACACTGAGTCTAACTTAGGACTAAATTCATTCAGCAATGTTAAACTAATGTGGGATCGCCACCCCGATCGTGATCAAAAATGGTTTGATTCAGAAACAAAGAACATGTCTAAGAGACAAATTGCACAAGAATATATGTGCAACTTTAATGCTTCCGGTGAAACCGTCATTCATCCCGATGATATTAAAAGAATCAATGAAGAAATCTGTGAGCCCAAATATAAGACAGGGTTTGATAGAAATTTTTGGATTTGGAAAGAATACGATTCTGCCTGCACCTATCTTTTGTCTGCTGATGTTGCCCGAGGAGATGGAAAGGACTATTCCGTTTTTCACATATTAAATCTCAACACAATGGAAATTGTTGCTGAGTATCAAGGAAAACCGACGCCCGATATATATGCAGAATATGTATATAACGTCGGCAAAGAATATGGAAACTGCATGATTGTTGTCGAGAACAACAATATTGGATACACAGTCGTAGAGAAAATAAAAGATTTGGGATATACAAACGTATATCATTCAATCAAGTCAACACACGAATATATTGAACAATTTGCGACAGAAGGCAGGAACGATTGTGTTCCAGGATTCACGACTTCTGGAAAAACTCGCCCAATGATTATTGCAAAATTGGAAGAATTTATTAGAAACAAGATAATTAAGATATATTCTCCTCGCCTTCTCAACGAAATAAAGACCTTTGTATGGAACAACAATAAACCAGAAGCAATGCGAGGATATAACGATGACCTCATGATGGCCTTGGCAATCGCCTGCTGGGTGAGAGACACTGCGCTAATTGTTAATCAGAAAGGTATAGAGTATTCTAAGGTTTTTTTGAATTCAATGAAAAAAGTCGACTATACTATGAATACGACAATCCCGGGAATGAAAGGGTATGTGCCACATCACAACAAAGAAAAACAAAAAGAAACACAGCAATATGCATGGATATATAAAGGATAGATATGGCAAGTATAAATAATCCCAAAAACCCAGATTCTAGGTTATTTAAAAAATTAACAAGGGTTTTTTCTGGGCCTATTATTGACTATCGTGCTCAAACGATTCGAAAGTATCGCCGGCATCAATTAGATAAGTTTGCGAATACGTTTAAATCGTTGAGTGGTCAACCTTTTAAGCGGACCGCTCACAATCCATTTGAGAATCTTCAAACAAGCATGATTGCAAATCAGAATCGCGTGGAGCGATATGCTGATTTTGATCAAATGGAATATGAACCGATTATTAATTCGGCAATGGACATATATGCAGATGAAATGACCACGTCTTCTGATTTACAGCCTTTGTTGAAAATCGATTGTCCCAATGAAGAAATCAAAGCTGTGCTGCACTCTCTGTATCATAATATAATGAACATTGAATTCAATCTTTTTGGTTGGTGTCGAACGATGTGCAAATATGGTGACATGTTTCTTTATATTGACGTCAATGAAGATTATGGCGTCAAAAATGTCATTGCTTTACCCTATGATCAAGTAGAAAGGATCGAAGGAGAAGATAAGACGAATCCAAACTATGTTCAATTTCAGTGGAATTCCGGTGGGTTGACTTTTGAGAACTGGCAAGTTGCGCACATTCGTATTTTGGGAAATGATAAGTATGCTCCATATGGAACATCAGTTTTGGAAGGTGCCCGGCGTATCTGGCGCCAACTGGTTCTTCTAGAAGATGCAATGATGGCTTATCGTATTGTTCGTTCGCCAGAACGTCGTGTGTTTTACATTGACACCGGCAATGTTCCTCCTCAAGATATTGAACAGTTTATGCAAAAAACAATCACCAATATGAAGAGAAACCAATTGGTTGATCCCACTACTGGTCGTGTGGATTTGCGATATAATCCTCTTTCTGTTGAAGAAGATTATTTCATTCCGGTGAGAGCCGGCATCAATTCTAGAGTTGAAACTCTTCCAGGTGGTTCTTATACTGGAGATATTGATGATGTCAAATATTTAAAGGACAAATTGTTTGCTGCTTTGAAGATTCCTCAATCGTATTTGTTTCGTGGAGAAGGAGCAGAAGAAGACAAAACAACGTTGGCTCAAAAAGATATTCGCTTTGCCAGAACTATTCAGAGATTGCAAAGATCAGTTGTGTCAGAGCTTGAGAAGATCGGCATTGTTCACTTATATTCGTTGGGATATCGAACAAACGATTTAATATCTTTTAAACTTAAGTTGAACAATCCTTCGAGAATTGCTGAGATTCAAGAATTAGAGCATTGGAAAACAAAGTTTGATACGGCTGGGTCAGCCACTGAAGGTTATTTCAGCAAGCGTTGGGTTTCAGAACACATATTTAGTCTTTCAGAAGAAGAATTCCTGCGCAACCAGAGAGAACAGTTTTATGATCGTAAATATGCTGCTGCTCTTGAAGCTGCAGCTGCCGGCGAAGAGGAGATAGAAGGTGTTCTCGGCGCCGGCGAAATGGGCGAATTAGGCGATGACTTCGGAGGAGAAGAATTCGGTGGAGAAGAGTTCGGAGAAGAAGAACTTGGCGGTGAGGAAGAGCTTGGCGGTGAGGAAGAGCTTGCCGGCGAAGAAGAAACACTCTTGGCCGCTCCAGGCCATCGAGATAGTGGTACTGGTTATGTAACTCCGGGTTCAAAAGGAAAAGTATATTTTCCGGTTAAAAGTGATAAAAGGGGTATAGGAGCAAACCACAGG